ACATAAGATACTCCACAGCCTTTAGCTAAGTAGCGTACCTTGTTCAGTAAGTTGTCTGTCTCTAGCGACCCAAAGTGGTCATAAAGATACACGCGAGAACTGCCAACTGTAAGATCAAAAGCAGATCGTAAGTCATCATCAGTTACTCCTTCTTTCGTGAGGTGTAGTGGCTTGTCTAAAGCCAACCCCATCAGGCCAAGGGCGGTGCGCTTCACGTTCTCTTCCAGCGCAATGTAGCCAATAGATTGGCCTTGGTTGATAAGATGGTATGCAATCTCTTTGCACACCTGCGATTTCCCTACGCCACTGCCAGCACAGATGGTCACCAGTTCACCTCGACGTATGCCGTGTGTCTTGATGTTCAGCGATTGGAATGGGTAGGGGATAGACGGGGTGTCAGCATCTATTGATACGTCATCCCATAGGTCTGTACCTGCAAGGATACCATCAGGTCGGTGAACCTTCGCTTGCCACATGGCATCGATCAGTTCTTTAGTACGCCCAGCCACCAGCATTTCGTTGGGGTCTTTGAGTGGCAGGGTGGCGATGGCAGCTTTGCTTGGGGTTAGCAGTTCAGCAATCTCTATGCTTGCTGCACGTCCCACATCATCGTTGTCCAGCATGATAACCACACGGTCAAAACTCTCGACAAATTCAAGTGAGTTTTGCACCGCACGTTTAGCACCCTGACAGCCGTTAGGAACTGACACCACGGGGAAACGATTGCCCTGTGCTTGGCTCATAGAACAGGCATCCAATTCGCCCTCTACTATGACCAACATTTTAGCGTTGCCAGCAGACCAGAGGTGCTGACCGTACAAGCCAGCAGCCTTGGTGTCACCTAAGAACTTGAAGCCCTTGTCAGCGAACCTCAACTTCTGTGCTACCACCTGACCTGAGTTGTTACGGTAGTTAGCAACATGACAGGTCTGACCGTTGTACTCACCAATGTTATAACCAAATTTCTTGCAGGTTTCTTCGGTCAGCTTGCGCCGTGGCAAAGCCTGTGGTTCGCCAGTGGCGATAAGATTAGTCTGCATTTTTTGAGATACCTTTCGGACAGGTGTGGTGGAACTGTCACGAGATAAGGTCTTACTTACCCCGCAACTGAAGCAATGAGAGCCATCGGTGTAGACCCCCAGTGCATCTGAGGAACCACAGTCATGGCAGCTTTCATGGCCTAAGAATTCAGCCTCTTGCGAGTTTGTATTCTGCATACTTGGCCCCGCTAGGTGCTGTCTTAATCTGCATGGCAATGTCAGTGCCAGCGTTCTTCAGCCGATTTACAACAGCAGCCAACCGCCAGATGTTGTAGTTCGATTGGGCTTCCAGTGGGCTGATAGAACCATAGGTGTTGAGGTGCTTAGTAACTGTTTGCATTTGTGTCATGCGGATATCTCCAAGATGTCTGGGATTTAAAGAAGCCCACCCAACGAAATGTTGAGTGAGCTATAGTGCAACCTAGAAAGTTTGCTTCAGTTCACCTGTGTCAAACCACAGGGCAGCATCGAAGTTCGGACAGGTCTTGCCGCTGTCAAAATCAACGTGACCTTTGACTTCGGTTTCCTCTCCGAATAGTTCCTGCTGTTCTTCCAGCACATCTCGCAGTGCTGTGTACTGAGCATCAGTATAGTTAATCTCTGGACCCTTCTTGTCAGCGGTCATGCCACCGATCAGGCAGATGCCCACAGATTTATTGTTGATGCTGCGAACATGTGCGCCCTGCTTGTGATAGGGTCGGCCTCGTTCCACCTTGCCGTTACGTTTGATAACCACATGGTAACCACATCCTAGCCAGCCCTTCTCGCGGTGCCACTGGTCAATCTCTTTGACACCAATGTTCATTGAGGGAGGGGTGTAGGCACAGTGGACTATAAGATACTTAACGTCTGTCCTCTTCATTCATCTATCCATTCTTGTGGGACAACGCGCTTTGCGTAGAGGAAGCTATGCTTCTCACACCACATTGCGTAAGTTGTCTTTGATTGTTTTGAAATTTTGGTATTAGGGTTGGAGAAGACCAGCCGAATATCCAACTCAGGATGCTGTGCTTTCACCATCAACATCTTGGCTCTGTCTTCAGTTTTGAATTGACCCTTACTCTCAATCACAATGGTCTTGCCTGACCGTGTGGTGATGTAGAAGTCGGGGGTGTAGGTTGCAGTGCGTTCAGGTACGAGATACTTTAACTTGTTCTCTTCGTACTTAAACTGCACACCCTTTACAGTGAGGTCGGCGGCTAGACTTTCCTCAAGTCCTGACCGCCAACCATTCGCTATTGCTCTCTGCCGTGTAGTGCTGGGATAGCGTATGCCACCAATACTAGAAATCAGTGTCACCATAGTCGATGGTATCACCATCTGGTTCAGCAAAGGTGCTGACTACTTCAGGTGTGTCATCAGTGAAGCCTTCTTCCTCAGAGAACATAGAACTATCACCATCCTTGCCACCTTCAACTAGGTTGATAACCTGCACTGCATTCAGGCGCAGTGAGATGCCTACACTCTTGCTGCTAGGCATAGTGTACGGGACGATGGTGGTTGACACTTTGAGTGAGGAGCCACCGCCAATCGCAGCCTGTGTCGGGCGGCGTTTAGCATCGAACAAAGCAACTTTCATATCCACAATACCATTGGCTGTGGTAATCTGCGCCTTCTGTTTAACCTTCAGTAACCAGTTACCTGTCAGATTACCTTGGTCATCCACCTCTTCTTCTATCGGCAGGCGAGGGGTGAACTGTTTGACCTTCACGTTCTGGGCGATTTCTTCTGCCTGATACTGGTCAAGAATTTTTTGCAGTCTATCGATGACGGGCTGGGCTGCAGCCTCTGTCAGCTTGACCGATACTTTGTACTCACCAGCACCACCCTGATCGAACTTGGTGTCTGGTGAATTGAGGTGAGGCCACACTGCGATACCCGTGGGTGACACCATCTTTTCGTATTGATTTTTAGCCATGTGTTTTTCCTTCTTAGTTATATTTTGAAACGTCCACACCGACCTCAAGTAGTCTGGCGAGAATGTCTGTTGGCACGGGGTCACCGCGCAGGTGCAGCATCTCTGCGGTGTGAATGAGACCCTCTTTGGATAGGTCTCTGTGGGTGTTGTCGCTCATAAGAAATCCTTTCGATAAGCTATAGTGCAACCTTGAGATTACACTGATTAGAATTCATATATGGTTAGAGTTATGCGAAGAAGAATTCGCTGTGCTTAACCTGTGTCACATCTAAGTCTCCCATCTCTGGAAGGGGTGGTAGTTCCAAGCCAGACTGTGCCTCTGCCTGTGCCTTGAACAACTGCAGTGGGTTGTTGTTCACATACAGATCAATGAAAGCCTCGCGCAAACAGGCACCAAACATCTCAACGTCAGCAGCGTGGCAACTGAAGCTATCATGTATCATTCCAAAGTGGGTGACACCGTTGGCCTTTGCGAGATTGACAGATTTTCTGAGATGCGCCCCATCATTTGCATGGACCCAATTTGCGCTTATCCCGTTACCTTGGCGTCTGCTGTCTAGCTTGTTCTCGACAGGTTCCTGCAGTGTCAGGTAGATCAGCTTGTCACCAAACTTTGTCTTCACCCTGCGCTTTGACATGTCGAGATAGTTCTGCATCACGGGCAGACCATCAACTGTAGTCCACACGATAGGCAGGTTCTGTTTAGCAAGAACCTTTGCGCTTTCCTGCAGCCAATCCATGCCATCTTTGGCAGCGATTACTGTCTGGTTGATGCTCTCCCACACATGCTTGGCAAGGTAGACAGCAGCTAGAAACTCATAGCCATCCAGCACTGAAACATAAGACGCATCCTCTTGGGTTCTCTTAGCGTCAGTTTCAGTGATGTATTCTTGGATAAATTTTCTGGCTGAAAACAAAGTGGACCCATAGACCCGCGTCATCGTACACCTTTTGGCAGTCTTTCTGGTCATGCCATAACGAAGCCACAGCTTTGCCAAAGCACGGGTAGTGATGGTTTCTTTCTCATCGACATAGCCTGTGCTGGTTAGGTCAGCCTCGACTTTATGCTGTGTCAGATCGATGACAGCTTGGTAGATATCTGATGGGCGGTCAGACGGTGTCAGTGAGACAGCAGCACCACCCACTGGGTCACGCAGTGCGGCACTGAAATGCTGCAAGCCAGAGCAACTGCCATCTTTTGCACAGGGGATGAATGACACATGGTCATAGCCATCCTGACAGTAGCCAACCCACTCGTTGCAGAACGCTAGGAACGACCATGCATCATCAGCTTCCTTGGCCCACCACAGGTCATCTAGCGGTGCAGTGCCAGCCTGTAGTATGCGGTCTTGGTTCTTGACCACCCAATCGACACGCTCCTGCATCGATGCCTTGTCATAGCCGTAGCAATTGGCACCGTG